GCTGATAAATCTAATGTGACATATTGGAATTTAGTGTATTCAGGATTATCTTTTCCTTTAGAAGTATTCCATTCAGGCCCTTGAGGCCCTAAATCATTAATTTTTATATTTACAGAATCACCTAATTTTGATTTAATATATTTCTCAACTTCAGAAGCTCTCAATTTAGACAAATCGCCAGGTTTTAAACCAACACCTCTATTAGGTACTTTAGATTCTGATGAATTAATAACGATAGTATTTAATAAACCTTTAGATGATTTTAAATACTTATTAATTTGATTTATGGCTTTATCAATTTCGTCAGTTTTATTTAAAGTATATTTTCCACTTGAAAAAGAATCTGTAATGTTAAAATTAATTGGTTTTATTTTTTGTTCACTAATTAAATATTGATTTTTTGTTGCACTCTCGTGAAGATTTAAAATTCTATTTTTTTCCTCACTTGATATGTCAAATAAATTTTTCATAATTTTCTTTAATTATAAATACATAGTTATCTAAAAAACTTTATATTATAACCATAAAAAAAGAGGACAAATAGTCCTCTTTTTATTAAATATTTTAAGATTTTGATTATCTCAATTCTCTTAAATCAAATGTTCTAACACCATCAACTGTGATACGTCCGTAGAAACGGTTGTTAACCATTTTCTTAGCGTAACGTGTCATAATACCTTTAATAGGTGTAAAGTTGAATGGGTTGTACATTGTTGGAGTTAATTGTAATGGTACATACGGAGCGTAGATGTAACCTGTGTCTAACAATGATGTTCCTTTGTGTCCAATTAACACTTGGTTAGCTGGGAAGTAAGGGTCACGGTAAACTTGGTAACGTCCTGCTAATGTTCCAACTCTTTCAATACCCATGTTGTATTGGTCTTGCTCAGGAGACGCGTTAGATACGTGGAAGTACTCTAAATCATCAAAAATCGCAGAAACTTCAGAAGAAACAACAATCCAGTTTGCTCCACCTCTTAATGTAGATTTGTGGATTTGTGCAGACAATTGGTTGATTGCTGTAATTAATGTTTGATTCCAATCTTTTTGAGTATAAGAAGTTGTTTGAGAAATTCTTCTCCAACCATTGTAATCCCAACGTAAGTTCCATGCTGCACCTTTACGTAAATCTCTTAAGATTTCACGGTCAATTTCAGCCGCAACTTGTTCAGATAATAAAGCTGTTAATTCAGCTTCAGCATCGATGTTGTGGAAAGCTGCAACGTCTTGAGCTAACTCAGGAGACCATTGTGCTCTTAATTTTCTTTCTGTAACAGATACAGTAACTGAATCTAAATCGAAAGAAACCTCACCGATTTTATCTTCAAATTCTAATTCTTCGTAACGTCTGAAAGCCGCTGCGAATGAAGTAGTTGATAATGCTTGAGAAATAGTAGTACCTGTGTAACCATCTAAAGATGTTGAATCACAGTCAGCACATACTGGACAAGATAAGTCAACTTCTAACCAAATACAACCATCAGCATCACAAACATTTTTGAATGAACCACCGTTACCTGTATTAGATGCAGTACCTGCAGGATTACCTGAAGGGAAATAAGTTTGAGTTGTATTACCATATTTTACAATACCTCTACCATAGATTTGAGTTACAACTCTAAATAATAAAGCTCCTGTAGAAACTGTACATGGTGAACTAGCTGCAACTGTTAAACCAGCACCTGTGTAAATAATTAAATCAGATAAGAACGATTCAGTATCCATTTCGTTACCATCAGGCCCAATTAATTTTCCAGCACCTGTGTCAGCGAAACCACACATTTTAACGATAACTTTTCTTGTGTTACCTGAAGCAATAACTGTTGCTCCATCAGTATCTCCTGAAATAACAGCATCAACTAAAATGCCACCTGTCCATTTTTGGATAGTTGTAGTAGCTGTGATAGCTGACCAACGACCTTTAGAATAGTCAAATAAACCTGGAGGGTCTAATTGAGCCTCATTTCCTTCATAGAATAAATCATAAAGATTTTTTTCGTATACAGGATTATAAGTTCCTGAACCTGTAGTGTAACCTGCGTTTGGATTACCACCTGTACCATTTGGTGAAGGTAATGACCCATCATTGTAGTTACCCGGTGCTCCAACAGGTGCATAGTGCTCACCTGAATATTGACCTGCAATACCATCTTTATATCCTTGGATTTTTGGTACAAAGTAGAATAATTTACCGATTGGTAAGTTCATAGCTTGTACAGAAACGATGTCATTCGCTAATAATTTAGAGAATACTCTTCTTACGATAGGGAATACAACAGTTTCAAATGAACCTGAAGACCCGTCAGAAGTTGCTTCGTTTATTAAGAAAGACGCTTGGTTCTCATATAATTGAGCTACGTTTTCTCTTAAGTGACCTTTAAGACCTTCTAGAAATCCTAATTTGTCCCATTTATTAATTGTGTCCTCTTTAATAACTTTAAGGTGTTTTAACCCGATGTTACCAACTAGACCTGATTCTAATAATGCTCCCATTTTTTTGGTTTTTATTAATTTTTTAGTTTATTTTTATTTTAATTTTGACATTAAATCTTTCATTCTCAAGAACTGTGGATTCTCATATGTTTTAGATTCAATTAGATTGATTGCCGAACCTGTTGAAGGTGCTTTAGCAATTGTTCTCTCTAATGATTCATTCATAGGTTGAGATGTAGTTCCTGTAAGTTCATCTTTAATGACTTTGTATAAGTTTTTAGATTCTTTAATGTTTTCAACACCATCAAATCTTCTTAATATATTTATTTTTTCTTGTTTTGATGTTGAGTGTTCAGTGAACAAACGTGTAGCGTAAGCCAAGTTTGAGTTGAATACTGCAACTTCATTCAATTTATTTCTAAATACATTAAGTGCTTTTCTGTATTCTTCATTTTTTTCTCTAAGAACTCTTAATTCATTTGTATTAGTATTCTCTTTAATTGCGGTATTAAAAGATGAGTGTGCTCTTGGTTTTGGCAAACCACCTCTTCTGAAATTACTTCCACTACCTAATGTACGAGAAGCCTCTTTTGGTTCAACTTTTTTAGTTGTATTAGCAACTTTTTTAACTTGCTCTTTTGTTTCTGTTTTTTTAACAGATTTCATTTTTCCTTCAAGATTTTCACCTTCTTTGTATTCAAATTTAGCTTTACCTGTTCCCATAGTTTTAGGCCCTTCTTTCATTTTTGTTTTAAATCCAGTTCCTTGGTTTGGTTTCGCATCGTACTTGAATTTTGGACTTCCCATTCCGGTGCCTTTTGGTTTTACGGTCATTTTAGATTCCATCATTGTGTCATCTTCCATATCCATATCTTCTTCTTCGTCAAATTCCATGTCTTCTTCGTCGTCAAAAGAAATTTCATATACGATTTCTTCATCTTCCATTTCTTCTTCTTCGTCAAATTCCATTTCATCACTTTCTCCGAATTCAGATTCAAAGTCTTTAAAGTGTCCATCAACATCACCAATTTTGTGACCATCACGTCTTTTAAAATCGTGTTTGTTTCCGCCCCACTCTTCATCCATTTCAGAATCTTCGTCGTCGTTATCAAATACTTTAGAGATAATGTCTTCAATACCTTCAGAATCCATATCTTCGTCCTCTTCTTCTTCGTCTTCAAACTCGAATTCGTCGTCAAATTCTTCGAACATTTCTTCATCTTCTCCTTCACCAACAATCATATATTCTTTATCAGTTTCCTCGTCTTTTACATTGATATTACCAGAGTCATCTTTGGTAACAACAATATTATCTTCAGGCCCCATCAATTGGAATACACGTAAGATTTCCTCATCGTCATCTACGTCAGTAAGGTCTATGGTATCTTCTTCATCATCCATATCAAAATTATCAGTATCCATGTCGTCTTCCATATCTACATCAACATCTACGTCGTCCATTTCTGTATCGTCCATATCAGTATCCATATCCATGTCATCCATGTCAACCTCAGTGTCAATCTCCTCTTCTTCTTGTTCAGTAAGAGATTCTTTTACTAGTTCTTTGATTTCTTGCGACATTGTCGAAGCAAGTATTCCTTTTGCATTTTCAGCTACCGCCTCTTCCAAATTTTTCATTTGGATGATAGCCTCTTCAACTAAAGATTTTTCTTTTGCCATTTTTATTTAAGTTATTTTAATATATAAATATCTCCCATTATGAAAAAAGTTTAATTTTCACTAATTTCATAATGAGTTTTTATTATATTCATAAATATTAACAAAAAAATAAAAGCACAAAAAAAGGAGACATTTCTGTCTCCTTAATTAATTATTGAATATAAATTATTATTCTATCACTTCATCAATTTTACTTTCAACAATTGCTGTTATTCTCCATTCCATCGTGTAGTGTTCAAAAACTTTAGTAACTTTCGCCTCTACATCAGTTGGGTTATAACCACTAACTAATTTTTCTTCTCTTAATTTTTTAATCTTTCCTGACTCGGTATCAACTGAGTCTAATGTAATTTTTGCAATGAAATACTTTTCGTCCATAATTTTTTTCTGTTTAGTTTAATATCCTAAATAATCGTTTAATTTTTTCATTAAGTCAAGTGATTTATTACCTGAATCACCAACATGTCTTTCAACACTCATTTTTTTCTCTTCTTCCAAATTTTCATCATACAGATTTTTATCTTCTTTATTTAAGAATAAATAAGCTCCCGGAGTAGATGGTGACGATACTAAATCAAAACAGATTAATTCAAAATCATCTTGTACTTCGTTTTGTTCTCCAACTTTTTTAAGTGACCCAACACCTCTTGAGGATATACCTAATGTAACTCCTTGTCTTAAGTAGTTAGCCGCTAAATCACCTTTGGTTGAACATATACCTCTTTCATGGTATCCTGGTGATGTCAATAATTTAATCTTCCCCATTAGGACATTACCTTCCCACCATACATCAGTGATTGCGTGAGATACTCTATCTAAATCGATAAGAGACGATTCCGGGTGATTTAACTCAGATAGAGCTGTACCCTTTTTAATCATTTTCTTATAATTTTCAGCTTCTCTTTTTAAAATTCGTTCAGGATATAATCTACCATTTCTATTTGGTGTATCATATTTTTGTAATACGGCATAAAATTCAAATGGTTTTGAGTGGTCAAGCATTTCACTTGATTCTCTTATTAAAGTTTCATTACGATTGTCTTTTGGATTAATATAACCCGCATCGTATTCAACTAATATACCTTTTCCTGACTCGTTCGGTTGTAATATTTTTAAACTCATTATAAATGTTTTAATTATAAATATTAAACATTTTCGGTTTGTAACATATTATCAACGTATTTGATTTTTTTAGTTAGATAAAATTTAAAATAATTATTCTCATGAAAGTTATCAATAAAAATTTGATTTGTTATTTTTATTAATGAATCTTTAATTTGTTTTGATTTAAAATCGAGGTTTTCTTCTAACATGAAGAAATTAATTTCAATATTCATAAATGATTTTTTACCTAAACTTAATCCACTTGACCTTAAATCTAAATCTACTATGAATTTAATATCAAAAATCTTTTTATTTAAAGACTCATAAACAGAGTGTTTAACTCCTCTACTTAAATTTAAAACTGTTCTGTTCCAATTTTCACATTCATCGTATGGTTCGACCCATGTTTGTATGTTTAAGTAAAGTGATTTTAAATTTACAGAATCAACTGTTCCATAAATAACTTTTGCGGTGTTGAAACCGTGTAGTTGAGAGGTTTTCCCCTTTTTCATTAATTTTCATATTTTCCTTTTATTTTTAAAAAATATAGGTGAAAATAGGTATCAGGTCAAATTTTTCCTTAATTTGAAATATATGTTATATATGTTAATAGTTAAATTAGATAAAAATACGTCAATCGAGAAAGCATTGAAACTCTATAAGAGTAAAGTTATCAAGACACGTCAAAGTTCTGAACTTAACAAACGAAAAGAATTTATTAAACCTTCCGTAAAAAAAAGAAACGTGTTAGCTAAGGCTAAACACGTTCAATTAAAATATTATTCGGATAATAATTAAAGATTCTCGTTTAAACTTTTAAGTTTAAAATAAGTCAGTTTATCGTACTTCTCTGATAACACTTTTGTAAGTGTTTCATCAATTCTACTCTTCACTGAATTATCTTCGGATGAATTTTTCATTGCTGTTAATTTATCAACCACATTTTCTTTAAGTGTATTAAATTTTGAAGTTAACTCTTTGTCATCTTCAGATAACAATTTAACAATCTCAGCTTTATCAGACTCACTTAAAGTATCAATATAATTCTTAATAGTTTTATTTGCAACACTTACCATTGTTGATAATGGAAGTTCTATTCCTTTATTTTCAACAATTGGAATTTTTCTTAAATTCTCAATAATTAAATTTTTACTTTTAATTCTTGATTCAATAGTTAATACATCTGTTGAAAACAAATTATCAATATTTTCATATGAATTATTTGATTTTACATTTCTAACCCACATGTTTAATTTTTGTAAATCTGCGGGTAAAATTTTATTCACCGCATTTTCATATAAAGTAATACATTCATTAATGTATTCTCTTGAATACGATTCACTTAAACCCTTTTTAGAGTTTAACTCATCATACATGTAGAAAATCTTACTAACATTTTTATTCTCTAATACAAGTTTTTTAAATGTTTTCAATTCGTCT